TTATTTAAATGAGTACGGCACTCGTATTGAGTCTCAGCTAACGACTGCAAAGCAAGCCTATCGCGAAGCTCATGAGCGCGGCGATGTTGATGCTATGTTTTCTGCACAACAAGCCTTGTCTAAGATTTCTATTGAGGAAGAGCGGTTCCGTTTAGCAAAACAACGTCAGGAACAGCCTGTCGCACAACCAGTTCAACAAGAACCAGTGCAGCAACAGGCAGCACAGCCTGTCCCAGCACCTGATCCGAAAGCGGAAAAGTGGGCAGAGAAAAATTCTTGGTTTGGGGATGATGAAATCATGACTCAAGCCGCATTTGTTGTTCATAATAACCTTGTCAACGAAGAAGGGTTTGACCCGAACAGCGATGAGTACTATAGTGAACTTGACAACCGGATAAAAAATAAGTTTCCAAATGAGTTCGGTGGTCAAAAAAACGGAGGAGGTACAAGGGTCGCCTCGGCTAATACCTCCGCATCCCGCAGTGGAAAACAGGGGCGCAGGACCGTCAAGTTGTCTCCGTCACAAGTGACTATGGCAAAAAAACTTGGAGTTCCTCTTGAAGAATACGCTAAGTATGTAAAGGACTAGCCATGAGTGACACAAGACAATCTCGGTCTACCGAAACCCGCGAAAAGACATCGCGCAGAAAGCCTTGGGCACCGCCCAGCCGCCTAGAAGCACCTAAAGCTCCCGATGGATATAGACATCGTTGGATCAGAACTGCTACCAGAGGTGATGAAGACAAAATGAACGTCCATGCGAAACTTCGTGAGGGATGGGAACCTGTCAGAGCTGATGAGTTTAGTAGTAATGATTTTGCAGTCATTGACGAAGGAAGTCATGCTGGTGTGATTGGAAATGGTGGGTTAATGTTAGCCCGAATACCTGAAGAGACAGCGCAGGAACGAACCGAATATTACCGTGGACGGACACGCGAACAAATGACTGCTGTGGATCAGGACTTAATGAAGGAACAACATCCTTCGATGCCTATCAGTAATGAAAGGCAAAGTCGTGTAAGTTTTGGAGGTCGATCAGACAACTCCAAGTAAACCATAGTGAGATAAGGAGTATTTTCTCATGCCAAATATCAATGGAGCCTTCGGTCTAAGACCGCATGGCATATTGGGTTCAGCACCTAATTCCACTGGTACGACTGAGTATCGCATTGCGTCCGACAACTCAAATCCAATCTTCCAAGGCATGGCGGTTATTCCGTTAGCTGCTGGAGTGATTGATGATCTACAAGCCGCCGCTGGTGGTAACGTAGCTATCGCGGGTGTGTTTAACGGATGTGAGTACGTCAGTTCTACTACTGGAGAAACAATTCGTTCAAACTTCTGGCCTGGCTCTGGCGCGGACTCTAACTTCCCCGTTAAGGCTTTCTTGTATGACAACCCAGCACAATTGTTTACCATCGCTACATCAAACGTAGTTTCTGCGGCTAATACAGAAGCAGAAGTTCGTGCAGCGGTGTTTGCAAACATTGCGTTCGCAACTGGTAACAGCGGTTCGACTACAACTGGTATCTCTTCTGCAACAGCGGATTTGAATACTATCGCCACCACCAACACTTTAGCTCTGCGTATCATGGGTATTCTTGATGACCCACGCAACGCAGACTTTACTGCTGCTGGTATTCCATTAATTGTTCGTATAAACAACCACTTCAATGCGCCGACAGGCTCCATTGCTGCTGGTACTGTTTCTACAACTGGCGTATAAGGAGGCTTGATCAATGGCTATTTCTCGCGCACAACTAGCGAAAGAACTGGAACCAGGCCTCAATGCTCTGTTTGGAATGGAGTATACAAGGTACGAGAACCAGCATTCGGAAATCTTCACCACTGAGTCTTCAGATCGTGCATTTGAAGAAGAGGTAATGCTTTCAGGCTTTGGAGCCGCCCCGACTAAGTCGGAAGGTTCTTCCATCAGTTTTGATGATGCCAACGAAGCATATACCGCTCGGTACAATCATGAAACCATTGCACTTGCATTTTCAATCACTGAAGAAGCAGTTGAGGACAATCTCTATGATCGTCTTTCATCTCGCTACACTCGTGCTCTTGCTCGTTCAATGGCTCACACAAAGCAGGTTAAAGCAGCTAGCATTCTAAACAATGCGTTTACGGCTGGTGCATCTGCTGGTGGTGATGGTGTTGCACTTTGTGATGCTTCACACCCGTTGACTAACGGTGGCACATTCAACAACGAGCCTAGCACTGCTGCTGATTTGAACGAAACCTCACTTGAGGACGCTCTTATTAGCATCGCTGGATTTGTTGATGAGCGTGGCTTGAAAGTTGCTCTCCGTGGTATGAAACTCATTGTGCCTCGTCAACTGCAATTCATTGCAGAGCGTTTGATGGTATCAACCCTCCGTGTTGGAACCGCAGACAATGACGTTAACGCAATACGGTCTATGGGAATGTTACCTGACGGTTATGCCGTCAACGACTTCCTTACAGACACAGATGCGTTCTTCGTTATGACTGACGCACCTCGTGGTTTCGTTCACTTTGAGCGGGTTCCTCTGTCAACACAGATGGAAGCAGACTTCGACACTGGTAACATGCGTTTCAAGGCTCGTGAGCGTTACAGCTTCGGCTTCTCTGATCCTCGTGCGATCTTCGGATCACCAGGCGCATAAGTAATTCCTTCTTAGGGAAATCTAAAGGGCGGCTTTTTAGTCGCCCTTTTTTGTGTTAAGATGTTCTTATATCTTACGCATTGTTGAGATATATCTTCCTCCCTTAACTAAGAGTCGTATTTATTGCGACTCTTCTTTTTTTGGTGTATGGTATTTTTACCCTGACAGTCACATTGGGTGACTGACACTAGCCACGACAGGAGATACTTAAATGGCTACTACTACTTTCACCGGTGCAGTTCGTTCCGAAAACGGCTTTAAAGTTGTTTCTAAAAACTCCACAACAGGTGCCTTTACCGATGTTGCAACAATTGCATCAACTGGAGTTGTAACTAATAAGTTTGCAAAACACGTTGGCTTTGCCACTGGTGTTACTGTGAATACAACAGCAGGTGACAGTCCAACTATTGGTGAGTTCACACAACCAGCAAATACAATCATCACTGACATCAAGATTTTTTGTGACGTTGCTCCAGTTATTGGAACAGGCGATATTGGTTATGAGGTTGGTACATCTAGTTCTGGCGCACAGATCGTTGCGGCGGTTGCTGATGAAATCCTTGATGGTGGTACAACCGTTGTTGTACATAACGTAACGACCACGACTTTGGTTGTTCAGACGCAAAGCGGAACAACAGCCCCAGCTTCTGTACAGTACACCGACACAGAAAGAACTATTTTCTGCAACATCACCAATACAGTCGATGCAACAACAGCAGGTTCTTTCACATTCATCATCGAGTACGTTCAAATTGCGTAGTTGATTGATTTAGGAGATTGATATGGCAGACGCTGTAACATCGCAAACACTTGTTGATAATCCGAAAACAGCAATATTTAAGTTTACTAATATTTCGGATGGTTCAGGTGAGAGTGCCGTTAAAAAAATTGATGTATCTGCACTGTCTGCAAGTATAGATGGCAGTACATGTACCAGAGCTACTATAGAAAAAATTTGGTGGCAGTGTAATGGTATGAAAGTTAAAATTCTGTTTGATGCTACGACAGATGACTTTTGTATTGAATTAGGCGAAAACCAAAGTGGACATCATGATTACACCTCTTTTGGAGGATTACCAAATCCTGCAAGTTCTGGTGTGACCGGAGATATCATGTTTACAACGGTAGGTCATACTTCTGCTGATACATATACCATCATTATGCAAGTGCAGAAGAGCTATTAACAATGGCTCGTAAGGCAGACAAACAGCCTCCGAAGACGAAAAAGTATTTCCGTTCCACCAAAAGTGGAGCGGGAATGACTAAGGCTGGTGTCGCTAAATACCGCAGAGACAATCCAGGCAGCAAGCTAAAAACGGCTGTTACTGGAAAAGTCAAAAAAGGTAGTAAGGCAGCAAAGAGACGTAAGTCGTTTTGCGCTAGATCCGCTGGTCAAATGAAAAAGTTTCCAAAAGCGGCGAAGAATCCAAATTCACGTTTGCGTCAGGCAAGGAGAAGGTGGAAATGTTAAATGCTAACTTTATAGCAGGAACGATCTTTGTTGCTTTTATAGGAGCTTGTGTGACCGGACTCACATGGATTTCTTCAACTCTTATTGCAGTGGATAGAAATGTAGCGGTCATGGCGTTGAAGATTGATGCTAATAATGAAAAAATAGATCAACTTCATCAGATGATTAGACCTATGTGGGAGGACTTCACAGGGAGAACATACGATGGCAATCTCGCGCAGTTCAATGAGACAACAGATTTCAAAACCTCCACAAAAGAAAAAATGGAGTTCAAAACGCAAACGCTCCGTAAATTGTAAACGACCTAAAGGTTTTAGCGAAAAAGCGCATTGCGCTTCCAAAAGGAAGAGAAAGAAATGAAAAAAGCAAGCCGCCGTAAAGTTAGAAAAGTTGTAAAGGGTTTGAAAAAAGCATCCAAACTACATGCTAAACAAGCCAGAACGCTCACTAATGTTCTAAGAAGGTCTAGAAGAAATGCAAAAAAGTAACGGCCTGCCAAGAGGACTCACCTATTATAAGAGAGGTGGTAAAGTTTCTAAGAAGTCTAAAGGAAGTAAAATATGCCCAGAAGGTAAGGCTTGGGCAAAGCGTACTTTCGACACCTATCCAAGCGCATATGCTAATTTGGCCGCTTCAAAATATTGTAAGGACCCAAACTATGCCAAGAAGTCTAAGGGTGGCAAAAGAAAGGGTAAGTAATGGGTGAACTTCAAAACTGGTTAAAACAAGACTGGGTTAGGATTGGAACAGATGGTTCTATCAAAGGTAAATGTGGTACTTCAAAAGATAAGAGTAACCCTGACCGTTGCTTGCCTAGATCTAAAGCTAATAGTTTATCCAAAAGTGAACGGGCTGCGACTGCGCGTAAAAAGAAAAAAGCAGGAGCTAAAGGAAAAACTACAGTCGCTAATACAAAACCTGCGAAAGTAACAGGTTTAAAGAACGGAGGGTCTGTGACAACGTCTAAACGTAAGTTTAGAGGTAAAAAGATTCCAGGCACCGCTGTTGCAAGAGGTTGTGGTGTGATAATGTCTAACCGTAGAAAGCGCACGAAGGGCGCAGTAACACAGTCATAGGAGGTAATTATGGCAATGAAGAAAAAAGGCGGCGCAACTGGTGGAAAAAAAATCAGAAGGATGGCTAAAGGCGGCGCAACTGGTGGGAAAATCAGAAGGATGTCTAAAGGCGGGTCTACTGGCGGCAAGAAAATGACTGTCGCACAACTTCGCATCGCTGCTAAAAACCTAGGATACAAAGTATCTAAAGCTTAATGCCATATTTATATAGTAACGTTCCCTACTTTAAGGCATGGGTGCGGCGTGAATATACTCATAACCATGAAGACTATCATGGTGAGTTTTTGCACGCGATGGTCGTTGGCGTAACGTCCATGCCTAATAGATGTCTGAGTTTCCAAGTTATATTTACTGGAAATGAAGCAGAAGGTGAAGAGGAAGATACGGTACATGGAGGTGCAATGTGGGCTAGAATGCCCATAACCGCTCTAGTTGCTGATATACCTTTAGAGGAATGGCCTGAACCCATGAACACATATGATGCTCAACCTTGGGACTGTTCATCGCATAATCACGCCGTTTATGTGATAGATCGAGCTACGCCCTGCCCTTGGTTGGCTAAGATAGACAGTGATTTCTTTCCTGCAAAATACCTATTTACAGTAGATTACTCCGAATCCGAGATAGCGGATGATCCGGCGCAGCATAAACAAAGTCATGTTTTACAGTTGCTTGATGCTGGTGAATGGACGGGAAACATTGTTGCCTTGCCTAACAACCGCGTAAGAGTTACACATCCTGCTTGGTTTGAGACAGGTGAAGGTGCACCACACTTCAAGCCTTCTCAACATATACACTATTCAAAAAGTGATTTAGACTATACACTAGATGTTAACAGGATATTCGACAACCTTTATAATGAGGAAGAGTGAAAAACGTGGTGTCCCTTATTGTCGCCCGATTAAGCGGGTGTCTGGTAAAACCCCCAAAACGTCAAGCGAATTGTCTGCAAGCGAAAAAAAGAGTAGGATATCTCAGAAAAAGCGTTTGGGACAACCTGCGGGTAAACCCCGCCGCCTTAAATCGGTTAGGAGAAAAAAGTAATGTATGGAAAAAAGAAAGCCAAGAAGTCCAAAACGGGCTACGAAGATGGCGGTTTGGTAAGTCCACGCAAAGCTATGGCAATG